GGATTTACACCACAGAAACCATAAAGCCCCTCAAGGTGGATTGTTTGCAATAGGACTGGCTCAAGACGAGATTGTCATCGGAGTGGCTATTGTTGGTAGACCTGTAGCAAGAATGTTAGACAATGGTTATACGGCGGAAGTGACACGATTATGCGTCCTCGAAGACTATCCAATGGCAGCATCAAAGCTATACGCAGCATCATGGCGAGCTGCAAGGGCTATGGGTTATCGCCGTTTAATATCTTATATTTTAGACTCCGAAAAAGGAATAAGTTTAACAGCAGCAGGGTGGAGGTTTGTTGGTGTTTGTGGTGGTGGAACATGGAATAGAACTACCAGGCCAAGAGTCGACACGCATCCTATAGGGCAAAAGAAATTATTTGAGGTAATAACCCAATGCTAGACCCGACACTACTACCAAGGGCAGATTGACAAAGAGAATGACGTGGAGAACATGAAACACATCAGGATATCACCCAATGAAGTGATAGACATATGGCCTAATGATTGCGTTAAGGAATATTCTCACAATCATCCGCTAAACCCTCAATGGGTGAAGTGTTTTAACTGTCAACAGGACGGCAAAATTCAATGTTCCCCGCGGTGGCGGGATCGGAAAGGAAAGGTGATTGGTCACTGATAATTTTAGTGTTAGTCACACTGATTTAGTCGCAATGGCGGCGGTATGGCTGCGTAAACAAAGACATACTGTTGTAACGACTGAGATTGTTAGTGCCTGGGAAATCCCAGACGCACTTGGGTGGCGTAATTCCTTCTCAACACTCGTTGAGTGTAAAGTTAGCCGCTCTGATTTTTTTGCCGATATTAAAAAGATACATCGTAAAGATGGGGTTCAGGCACTTGGAGTCTATCGCTATTATCTTTGCCCCGAAGGGCTTTTGTCTGTTGATGAAATTCCTGCTAAATGGGGATTGCTGGTAGCAACTGATAAAGGTATTAGGAAGCTAAAGGACGCTATGGCATTTGATGACGTTAATCGCAGAGGCGAAATCAGTATATTGCTTAGTCTCCTACGCCGAATTGGCAAAGACGCTCCAGAGGGTGTAAGTATAAGCTGTTATATCTATACAACAAAGAACACTGCCACACTCGGTGTAGAAGTGGATGAGTAGTAGGAAAGGAAAGGTGAAATAATGACACTCGCAGAATGGCTCCTCCTGGGCATACTGGTAGCAACGGCGGTGAATGTGGCAATGAACGCCATGCAGCGCCGGACGGTGAACAAGCTCAATGAGGGTGTGGCCGAAAGCCGTGCTAAATACTTGGAATGGGAAAAGGAAACCCGTATTGAGGAACTCAAGACGTTAGCTGAGCTGGCTAAAGGCTCGGAGTTGCTGACTAAGGTCATGGGCGAGATAAAAGAAGCCTATCCTGAGATAGCGGAGGGCAAGAAATGAACAGGATATTGAGTCCAGAGGAATTAGCCCAAGTAGAAAAAGACTATCCAAAACAGGATGAGTTTAACACATTACTAGAAGCGCAATTACAGAAGCAAGCCAACCTCTCCTATGCCCTGGGGCGAGAGGACGCAGCGAAGGTGATATTTGTGGATTTGGATAATAACTTCAAACAATATTCATTTTAGAAGAACGTTACGGTAACACCGGTTATGCTTTTTGGTTCAAACTATTGGAGTTAGTGGTAAGTGAACCTTTTATTTTGGCGCAAGAAAAAGAAACAACAAACGTATGTTTCAATACCTGCGGCCATGGATGAAGAAATACGCAGGCTAAATGCTCAGGTTCTGCTATACCGCAAACTAACAGAGCCATCCTTCAAGTGCACCAAATGTGACGGAGTCTCTTATTATAGGGATGCGCTCTTTGTTTGTAGAGTGATATGTAGTACGTGTGGGCAACGGTTTGATATTGATATAGAAACGTCTGAGTTGACTGAGAGTAAGGATGCAATTGATGTCTAATTTGAAACTGCACAATATCGAGTTACCTATAACCAAAGATGCCAACACAGAACAATGGATCGCTGCGTTGGACTTTTACCCTACATACAAACAACTGGGTGGCATTTGGCCGTGGGGCGGCTACATGAGCTGGCTGCTTAAGCAGGCTGGGCAAGAAGGGTTTGACGCAGCTTTCAAAAAACTTGGCGGAGATGCGTTTCTAGCGAGATATATCCAAATGCCATCCTATGCTCCATCCTGTGAAGTCTCTGAGTTCAAAGAGGTTGACAAGGAAATAGGGGATAGAATACGCGATGGTATTGAAACCGAAATTGGCCATATTGCCCAAACAGTGCGAATACTAGAACGCACTGAGACTAGCGGCGGAGACAGAGTATTCCGCATTATCCTTTCTTATAATAGCGAGACGATTATCAACCCATCGCTGGAGAATGAATCAACAGTTGATCTGTATTCAATTATTGGTGCTCGTTTTGGAGCAAACCTTAGAGCGGACCTGGTTAGTTCGATTCCTCCTGGAAAATATAGGGAGAAAGTCGTATTAACCAGAGAGCAATACGAAAAACTGAGATGTGGTTACTATATGGTTGACTTTGGAAAATGATGGAATAGTGAGGCCAAGATAGATTTCTTTATGAAACCGGCATATAATTTTAAGAGTGCAGGAGAGTAGTGTGAAATTCAAAGTAGTATCGATAGTGTTAATAGTGTTAGTTATTATATTGGTGGTCATTTTTTGTTCGGCTTGTGGTGGTAGCACTTGGGATTACCCCAGGCTAACAGAGTCGCCTAAGATTAGAGTCTTGACTCCAAGCATATATAGTACCGAATCTTGCGACGCTTTTATAAATTGGGTTAATGCCCATCCTGAAAAGCGTATAGTATCACTAGCTGTCAAACCTAATCCGATAACCTACATATGGGTATTTGAGGATAGAGAGGAGTCCTAACATGAAGTGGTTTGAAGACCCTGCATATATAAAGATGTGCGAAAAGGCAGTAGAGATACAAAAACTAGCACCATGTTGGTTTGAGGAAAGGGAGTATTTTTATTGCAATATACACAAATGCCATCTTCTGCATGGAGGTGAGTGTCTAGAGAGTGATGGTAGCGAATGCGACCAAGACAATTACACGTGGCTTCCTCATCAATACCAGTTGCAGCCCATTGTAAAACATCTTTACGAAAGTTCTTTTGGGATTTTGGATAGGTTTGTAGAGTATTGTGCTAATTTGGAAAACGATATAATCAGGTCTTATTACATGGAGCAACTCTGGCTGGTCTTCGTAATGAAAGAAAAATATGGCAAAGTTTGGACAGGCAAAGACTGGGAGGCGGCTAAATGACCGAAGATGAAAGCGGGTATTGTTGACGCATAATTCTTAATTTATAATGTGGATATATTGTGGTGAGGACAAAAGGTAAGTCGTCGGCCCCATAAGCCGAAGATAGAGGGTCCGATTCCCTCCACCGCTACCAGAGTTTAATAGGCCCTTGGCGGCCAGCGATGGTCGTCGTGGGCCTTTGTTTTAGAAAGGAGCGTTAGTGGAACAAGAAATCAGGTCACCTGGTAGGTTTTCCAAAGAGTATCTGGAAGTGGTGCAGCACATCTCTCGTTATCCTCACGGGGATATGTATTACAGCCTGTTGCTGGTCAGGACTAAAGATGGCGAGTTCTTTGCTGCTATCAGGCTTCACAACGGGCAGAACAAATTTGTCAAACAATTGTTGATGGAGATAGAGATAGCCCGGATGATGCTGGAGCCCAACTCGATGAGGCTCATAGAGTCTGCGATTGAGGCTTATGGCGATAGTGTGAGGTGTATACCACGATCTCAATTAGTAGTAAATAAGTAAGGATAATATGAATTATGAATGATGTTGCAGTAATAGGAGATAAAGACTCTGCTGAGGTTGCTGCGTTGCGTTCTGAGGCAGAACTGACAAAACCGAGGAAAGTAAAGCCTATGAATGGTCATTATCTTGAGTGTCGTTTTTGCAATAAGAGCGGTGGCACGCTTCAGAAGGACGACAAAGGTTATTTCCATGCCAGATGCAAGAACAAAGGTGTGGTGTGAGATCGGTTTTGGTTGACGAAATTTGACAGATAGGGAGATATTGTGGCTCGTAAATATGGAAGAATACATATAGAACCAGAGTTATTACTGAACTGGTTGCAATTCGATGGTGGCAAAATAATTGCTGTCAGCATAAATGATTCTCCTAGAGTTGGTCTTATAGAACTTCTTGTTGAACACACCGAAATGCCCGAGGGGCAAGACGGTGATATCATTCCGTGTGTTATACCTCAATTTTGATGAGGGCTGTAGATGCTGCGATAACGGCTTATAACTGTAGTCACCAGGGTTCCACGGTGACTGTGTTTGCAAATACAGTTTCAGGGGTGAATAGATGACCAGACATCAGCTAAAGAACTTCGTAAAACGCAGACATCGAGACAACCAGAAGCAGAAAGAGGCTAACCAGGCCCGCAATACTAGCAGCAGGTGTCGTTATAGCACTCAGCGTTGGCAGGGGCATTAGATGCCGGCTAAAGGCCAGACTTGTTTAACTTGTGCCGCTACGTGTTGTCATGGCGTTGTTGGTTATCAATATACAGAGGAAGCTCTGGCCAATGCCAAGGCGGAGATTGAAAGAGGCGAAGCGGAATGGAGTAAGCGATCTCCACTCTCCTATAGTCATAAAGAACTGTTGTCTTTTGGTATGGTGGAGATATCCTTGCCAGATAAAGGTGGCAACTGCCCCAGGTTGACCGAGGATGGCAAGTGCTCCAGGCAACATCATAAGCCACGTTTATGTAGAACGTATTGGTGTCATGGGCGATTGTGGAAGCCAAGGATCGCTACTGGAGGCTAACGTGCAACTATCTAGGGACTATATAATAAATAGCTCTAATTTTATGTCTTATCTGGGTGAAGTGTCCGGAGAAAAAGCCTATTGTTCGCATTGTCGTTCCCTGCAATTTGTCAAAACCAAAAGGGAAGGTCACAAAGCATCGAATCGTTTTCCGGGAAAAACATCTCGTTGCTGTAAGTGCGGCTGTGTGATAAAGACGTTTTAGAGGAGTAAAGGTTATGAGAGACGGGCTAAATGTTATTCTGAGGTATGATCATGCGTTCGGTACGGTAAATGTCTGGCTAATGTTTTTTAATCAGGCCACTGGCGAGCGTACTGTAGTAAACCCAATGTTGTTATCCCTTGCATCAGGTGTTGAATCTGGGGCAACGCCTGAGCCTACTATGCGGTTTACTGATGAAATGGCAACTCAGTTCTTACAAGGTTTTGCTAATGGCTTGGCTGAAGCCGGATATAAGCCAGACGAGTTGAAATCGCAGGCATGCGAATTGAACGCCGTTAAGTATCATCTTGAAGATATGAGGAAGTTGGTATTTGTTGACAAGAAATGATGGCAGATGAACATTGCGCACTGTGAATATGAGCCTTGCCTTGAATGTCCGTTGCCGAAGTGTCGTCTGGAGGGTGGTGTAGTGGCGCAGCGCGACCAGCGGATAATAAGGCTGCATAAGCAGGGTAAGGACAACGCGTTTATTTCAGAAGCATTAGGCTGTTCTGTGAGAACTATTTATAGGGTGGTGAAGCGTGCAGGGTAAGTGTTTGGACTGTGGCTGCAAGGCCCCGTCTGCTGGTCATCCGTTGTTGCGGTGTAACAGCGCTGTGGAGGAGGAGCGTAAAGCCAAACGGGACAAAACCCAGAAGGTTAAGGAAAAGCCTGTAAAAAAGAAGAGGCTGGCTAAAGCGAAGAAGCTGGACCAAAAATGAGCGTTTCCCTTAAAATCACTCGTAATATCTATTGACAACGCCGTGTATTATGCTATAATTAAAGTATAGATGATAATACGGAGATGGTAAGTGAGAGAGATTAGACAGATACCGATAATAGCAATAACAGTCGATCCTGGACAGCCGCGTAAGGATTTTAACCAGGACGCTATCCTGGAGTTATCGCAGTCTATCAGGCGCAACGGATTATTGCAGCCAATCACGGTCAGGGAAACAGAGCGCGGATATATCATAATCGCCGGAGAGCGGCGGTTCCGGGCTGTCACTTTGTTGGGATGGGAGACAATAGATTGCATAGTTTACAACGGAAGTTCAGCGAAAGAACTCCAGTTGATCGAGAACATTAACCGGGCAGACCTTAACCCCATGGAAGTCGCCGAAGCATATCAGTCGTATCTTGATAACAACCACACGCTAGATGAATTGAGTGAGGTCATAGGGAAGCCAAAGAACATAATAAGCTGGTATTTGAATATAACCCGGTGTGTGCCGGAAATAAAGCACCTGGTCAAGCATAATCAAATATCTCTGGTAGTAGCAATCGCTCAGAGCAAGCTCAGTGAGAACGGCCAACGCAAGACTCTAAATGCTATGCAAAGAAACAAACTCTCGGTGTCGGAATGTCGGAACCTTTGCGAACGGGTGTACGCCGAGGAGAATCAAATCGAGTTATTACCCGATGTCCCAAAGCTATCGGACAAAGAGATCGAGACCAGAATAAAGGTACAAAACGCGCTGGAGAGAGCTTGTCAGGCTTTTGTAGAGGTCAACAAAATAGAGGCCGACAACCCCGGTATCACGGCTCAGGCAATAGTGGAAAAGTTGGATATAACACAAGAGAGAGTAGACTTGCTGTATAAGCTGGTAGGACAGTTTAAAAATAGTCTCCAGAATAGAAGGGTGGCAGCATTATGCTAAAGGTAATTTATCAACCGGCCGGGCGTGCTGCGGAATACAATCCGTGGGCTGCAAACCTATATCGTGGCTGTGGCCATCGGTGTATTTATTGTTATGCACCGTCAGCGCTGAAGATGTCTAGGGAGGAATTCGACAAGCCTGCTCCCAGGCAAGACGTTATAGCCAAACTAACTAAAGACGGGGCTGAGTTGAAAGGTCGCGGGGAGTTTCACAAAATATTGATGTGTTTTAGTTGCGACCCATGCCAACCTGTCAATGACGAATATCATCTAACAGAGCAGTCCATTGAGATATTGCACTTCTATGGCCAATCTGTATCTTTACTTACCAAGGGTGGATTCAGGGCGTTGCCCTCTATAGCTTTGTTAAAACAAGGTGATGAGTTTGGCATTACGCTGACCTGCACGGACAAGGCTCAGTCGAATGAATGGGAGCCCGGAGCGGCCTCTCCATCTGAACGCATCGATACACTAAAAGAGGCCAACAGTCGTGGTATATTTACCTGGGTATCATTGGAGCCGGTCCTTTACCCGGAACAAAGTTTGGCTATTATTGATCAGACTCACGATTTTGTTAGTAAGTACAAACTAGGGACATTAAACTACAATAGTCATGCCAAAACTATCAACTGGTCTGATTACGCACAGCGCGCTATCACGTTGGTGCAAAAATATGGCAATGATTATTATGTAAAAGACGATCTAAAGAAGCATGTGCGCTCGTGATCTACACTTCGTATTTTAATAGTCCGGTACTAAAAGAGTTTCAGGCTGATAAGCAGGTGGCCATTTCGAGAGGTGTCCCCCGATTCTGGAAGGGGGTCAGGTATTTACAACTGGCACCATCTTGGGCTATGCTGAAGATGGAGAAGGTGGACTATTATCGCCTGTATGATGACATATTGGCGAAATTAAAGCCAGATGAGGTCGGCAAAGAGTTGGATGGGTGTGTGCTGTTATGCTGGGAGAAGAACCCGGCAGAATGCCACCGGTCATATGTAGCCAAGTGGCTGAGAAACGCGGGATTTGAGGTAGAGGAGCTGACAGTTAAAAAGGTTGCCCAACTTAAATTAGTTTAATTCCAGGGTAAATAGTTTTATAGGCCCATGGCGGCCCGCAAGGTTGCTGTGGGCCTATTTGTTTGGAAAGGTGTTTATTATGGCAGAGGATCAGAAAAAACACGTAGATTATCACCGTAAAGTGGCACTCCGTAAGGCTCTGATTGAGAAGGCGGGCGAGTTGCCAGGCGCTTTCTATGTTCCATTCGTAGGTGATGGAGATATAGCCGCCGATCTCTACAAGGAGCATAAAATTTATGGTGCCGACCTGGACCCTGCCAGAGTGGCCACCTCTAAGTCAAGGCTTACCGGGGCCGAGATACTAGAGGCCGATTGTGATAGCTTCCCATTCAAGGGTCAAGTCATGGAATACTCGCTGGCTGATTTTGATAGCTACAGTTATCCATACAAGTCATTTCGGGAGTTCTGGAAAGACGCTAAGCTTAGGTCTCCATGCGTGTTGTTTTTCACTGACGGCCAACGGCAGGCTATCCAAAGAAGCGGGCATTGGACGGATCCGGCGGGCAAAAAGAGGCACGATAAAACTCTTAAAGAAAAACGTCAAAGCGCTTCTTTATATTTTACCAAAGTAGTGCTGCCCTGGTTCACTGATTTTATAAAACCCTGGCAGATTGTAGAGGTGTCTAAATATCTGTGTGGCCCAAACATGGTTTATTGGGGAGCTATTATCAGTCTAGCCGATGGCGAAAAGCAGGTTTATAAGACGGTGGCCAAAGGTGAAAATCATAAAAAATTTGATGATATTAAAAAAGGCATATACCTTGAAGCCCTCCGCAATGGTGCGTCACGCACTGTTGCTGCTCGCAAAGCTGGCATACATCCGGCGACCGTCAGCATCCATATCAGTCGCGATAAAGCATTTAGCGACGAGGCGTCTCTGGCAGAGACCGAGGCAGACGGCAAGGTAGTCAATGCTCTATTTGAAGCTGCACAATCCGGTAATGTGACGGCTATTCAGGTCTGGCTCTATAATCGCCAGCCTGACCACTGGAAGGACAAACGCAACACGGTAATCACGGGTCCAGGCGGTGGCCCATTGCAACACCAGATGAAAGCAGCAGAGGAAATGACTGATGAAGAACTCGATGCGGCCATCGCTAAGGTCGCTGCCAAAAAACATAGAGTTGATGAAAGGTCAAGAGGAGCTAGAGGCGTTAGGGGAAATATTAAACGAGAAAAAAAGAAGAAAGCTAGCTAAGGCTCACCTTCTGCCCTTCATTCAATACACGCTTCCTGTCTACAGTAACCCTCGCCATCAAGTATTACTGGCAGAGAAGCTAGAAGCTGTTGAGAGCGGGGAAATTAAAAACCTTATCGTGATAATACCGCCTCGGCATTTGAAGAGCGAGACCTGCTCTATTCGTTTCCCGGCTTGGTTTCTGGGGCGCAATCCTCAGAAGTCTATTATTGGATGCTCATATTCTGATAATAAAGCCTACACGTTTTCCTATGCCGTCCGAGAGGTTATAAGCGGACCGAAGTATCAGCGTTTGTGGCCTCTTAAGCTCGCTACATCAGGGGCCATGCACTGGCAATTAACCGGCAAGAATGACCTAAGGCCTTCGTACATAGCGGCGGGCGTTGGCGGTGGAATTACAGGCGAGGGCGCGAATTGTTTCCCGGCTGGCACAATTATCACAACAAGCGTGGGGCCATTACCAATAGAGAATTTGCAATTTACAAAACACAAGGTGTTGTCTTATGATGTCAATAAACACGAAATGCAATGGCAAAATACGGAAGCTTTCAGCATCCGTCAGGAATCTAGGTTATACCGAATCCGCACTTCCTCTGGCAGAGTGGTTAAAGCTACTGCAAATCATAGATTCTGGACAAACAGGGGTTACAAAAAGGCGTGCGAACTTGCCCCCGGTGATACTTTATTGTGCTTGGTGCAAGAAAGAATATCAACGCCCAGCTTACGAGATGCGGAAGTATCTCAAATTAAAATACGAGACAAATTATTGTTCGGTCAATTGCAGAAATGCCCACGAGGCTATCAAACATCGTCGTCGTTGTATAACTTGCGGTCAGCCTGTTGTCAAAAAGACTCGAAAATATTGCGAACAATGCAGGCCACCGCGAATAGGAAGACAAGGGCATACAGAACACCCATCTTTAGTTATTGTCTGCCCGATGTGCAATCGGGAATTTCGTGCGAAATGGCGAGGCTAAAGCCAAGGGAGATATGCAACCTACTGCTCAAAAAAATGCGCAGAGCGTGGCCATTCGCGTCTAATGTCTGGGAAGGGAAATCCGAAATGGAAGAATGGGGCATCTCCTTTGAGGCAACAACCCCATTCCGCCAAAGCCTTTCGTATCATCAAGCCTACAATACTGGAAAGAGACGGTCATCAATGCCTTGTCTGTGGAGCGACTCACAAACTGCACGTTCATCATATAGACAATTGGCCAACGAACAATGCAGTATCAAATTTAGTGACACTTTGTGCAACCTGTCACCAAAAACTACATCGTGCGTTGGAATCGAGGCCGTCAGTGATACTGTGGCCGTGGTTGAGTGCTTACGCGAGTCAGCCATTGTCTATGATTTGCAGGTATCCAATAATCACAACTTCTTTGCCAATGGAATACTTGTCCACAACTGCCTTATTATCGACGATCCAATAAAAAACAAGGCGGAGGCCGACAGTAAGACGATCCGTGATAGCATCTGGCAATGGTATATCACAACAGCCCTGACACGCTTGCAGCCGGACGGGGCCAAAATCGTGATCATGACCAGATGGCATGCTGACGACCTTGTCGGTCGTCTTCTTAAGGTAGCAGCGTCTGACCCAAAAGCGGACCAGTGGGAAGTAATTCACTTCAAAGCGATTAATGAAAAGGGTGAGGCTTTATGGCCTGAAAAATTCCCTGTTGACTATCTGGAAAAGGTAAGGTCTGGCCAGATAGATAACCCGGACGAGCCGGGGGCTGGAAGCCGGGCGTTTGCGTCTCTATACCAAGGTTCCCCTTCAGTGGCCGAAGGAAATATTTTTCGTCGAGAGTGGTGGAAATACTATAGAGAGTTTCCTGCGTGCCAACGTCTTGTTCATTCCTGGGACACCGCATTTGAGACTAAACGCCAAAATGATTACTCTGTGTGCACAGTCTGGGGTATGACGGCCAGTGGATATTATATCAAGGACATATGGCGAGGGCGGGTAGAATTTCCTGAATTGAAACGGGTGGCCATATCCTTGTTTGACCGGGACAAGCCGGTGGCGGTGTTGATAGAAGATGCAGCTTCTGGCAAGTCGCTCAAACAAGAGCTTCGCAGTGGCACGAAAATGCCCATCATCCCGGTCAAGGTGGACAAGGATAAGGTAGTCCGTGCCAACTCAGCGTCACCTACGGTAGAGGCTGGGAAGGTCTTCATCCCAGAGTCCGCCCCCTGGCTTTTCGATTTTGTCGAAGAACTGTCGGCGTTCCCCTCTGGCGAGCATGACGATATTGTTGACAGTGTGACGCAGTTCCTTAATTGGGCACGGGGCAGGAGCGGTGGCGGCCAGACTAAGCCGTTTTGGGTGTAATGTGTTTAGCCGAGGGTTAATAAATGATAGACCTGGAAGAATTAAGTCAAGCAATTCGCAGCATGACACCTCAGCAGGGTATCTATAAGGTCTTGCGTGATGAGTTGTCGGTTAAAGGATATTGGCGCAAGCTGCCACGTGGCAACCCACGGAAAGGTTACTTGGCGCAGAAAGCCTCAAAGACAAGGTGTTAGCCCTCGGGTTAATGTATTGTTGGACTAAAAGAGAGAGAGGTCGCTACCATGTATTACTCGCAGCTAATTATTGGGTTATTATGGGGTTATGGGAAATGAAGTGGTTGAACCAAAGCCCACTGACCCTTGCTATGCTTGCCACGGTATGAATTGGTGGTGGCGTAAGGCTTTTGCTATTGGTAATGTAGTAAGCAAGGGTGACTGGTGTTGTGGAACTTGCCACCCTGAGCCAAAGAAGGGAGAGTAATCGTGGAAATAAGAGACGGTGACGCCTTTATGATTAAAAGGAGCCCCCAAATTGTTGGTCATTTTGAATGTCAAGTCTATAGTTCGCATAACGATGATGGCTCGCGTGAGAGGGATGGCAAGGGTCGATTCTCCAGGCGTTTGAAGTGGTCAGAGCGAGGCCCTGACATACTGGCTGACGATAATGGGGTTAATATGATGCTAAATGTAGAGTTAAAGGGCAGGTGAAAGTTGCAACATGTATTGCTAGACGGTGACGAACTGCATATAAGCGATCCGGACTATTTGCAGGACGGCAATTTTCTAATAAGAAAAGGAGGCGATTTTTATCAAATTAAGTCAGATAAGATTCATATATTAACTCATGCTGCTTACGTCAATTATAAAGCCAAGTATGTCCGTGAGGCTATCCAAAAGTGGAGCCTGTTGAAAATCGTCAAGCTCTGGTGGCGGTCAAGAAGGGGCAAAGATTCAATAGAGGATTACGAGCTTGAGTGAATTTAATGGTCAAACCATTTGCACATATGCAGTTGCATCCGAGTGTCCAGTAAAAGGTGAGTTGGTAGCTATAGTTAGGTTTGTGCCATCCGCTAATATGTCTGATGGGGATGTATTTACTCATGCTGGTGGTGAAAAGGGATATGTGCGCAACTCCAGAGGACAATTCAAAAGCTGGCATAAATTGGTAATAAGTGACAATGTGATACCAAAGGATAGGGAGTAAAAATGAGTATCAACCTTAACAAGGTTTTGAACACGTGGAAAGACATTAGAGATAAGCCTCTTACGCCCAATATGAAAGCAATTGTCGAGGCTACAATAGTAGAACTTGAGGAGTTTAAGGCTATCACGGAGAAGACAAAATGAATATAGAACAGATAAAAAGACTCAAACAAATGGTTGAAAATAATCATATATTCCATACAAAAACGGGCAGCTTTGAGGTTCGGTATTTGCGTTATGGAGCTGAACGGAAGGTGGTGCCTGTAAAGTATAAATATAAGTTTTACTTGAATTGAAGGTAGGTGTATGGGTAACGATTTGCCAGTCATCTATATTTGGAGCGAGAAGGAATGCAAGCCCGATCAGATATTATATAACTACAAAGCCAAATTCAGTCTGATGTCTGGTGACTTGCTAAGAGTCCGGCCTACTAAAATAACAAAACAGGAAGCTGACCTGATGGCCTTCTATAGTTTTAAGAACCCGGAACACAATGATATTGATTTAGATGTCGAGGTTGATGGCAGACGGTTGGCCAAATGTTGCGCAGGACAGGGGTAAAGGTTAATTGATGGCAATGCAGGTAACGGGTAATAATCCTGACTTTCTGCAACCAGGGCAGAGAACGAACAGACTGACTCCTGAGTTCAATTTTAAGCCGCTGGTTCAACTTCGGGCATTGCCTTAAAATGAGACGCGTCTCGCTCAAGATGGCCGCCCAGAAGCGCAAGGAACGTGAGCTTACGCAGCAACTTTTAGAGCGCTGCCAGGGGCTATGTGAATTGTGCGGCCAATGGCCTGACTGGCGGGGGTTGAGCAAGCACGAGCTAAAAAGCAGGGCGCAGGGCGGAGATCCGCTGGACCCGAGCAATTGTGTAATGGCATGTGGCAGGTCTCACAGCGCTGAGCATGGGATCAGAGAGATTGTTAATTAAGCAAAACCACAGCTAAATTCCTCAAATTAGCCTCAAAACCTATTGACAAACTATTGCATACATGCTATATTATATACAGATAATAGATTAAGTAATGGGGTTACAAAAATGATTGTAGTAGTCGTCAGAAATGGTGAGGAAAAGCTAAGAATACCAGCCAAGATAATCAATGGCATTGTGTATGAGGCTAACAGCGGCTACCCTGTGTGGGATGGGTTAAAGGTTAAAGACGCCGGGATAGATACCAATGCTCTAATGGCCAAAACCAAGGCTCACAAATTAACCGATGCGGACAAGCCGTATATGGCCAGGATTGGAGATAACGGTGGTGGGTTGGTTGTGATGAACGCTCGCGAGTGGGACAAACAAGAGTATGACCGCAAAGCCCCCGAACGTGAGGCTAAGGCCAAGCTGATGGCCGAGTTATTCCCTGGCCTCGACCTGCTCAGGGCTGCCCTGGATGATGAGGCCAGATACCAGAGGCAGTTTAACCGGATGATGGAGGACGAATACAACGACGGTGCCAGGCCGCCCGCTCCCATCAAGGTAAAATATGCTGACGTCGCGCCAAAGTATCCGGCAGCAGTTGCCTATCTAAGAGCGGAGTCCTACACATACTCAGATAATTACGCCAAGTCCGGAGCCGGGACACGGGCTGTCAAGAGGCTTGAGGCGGGCGAGGATTATAAACTGGTTTTGGCAGACATGGAATCCGAATGGCAAAAGCATGTAGATGAGCACATTTGGGATTAAGGAGAGTGACTCAAATGGACATTACACCAAACAGTTACGCAGTCAGGGTAAAGCAGGCAGAAGATGATTTTGACAGCGCAGGTGGCGAGGGCCGTTATCGCCCGCCAGAACGTACACCAGCGGAGGTGGCCGAACGCACTATCACTATTGAGGAACAGATAGCCATTGAATTGCTAAAAACAGATGTGCATTTTGGCATTTATACCATTGTTAACGATTACGTAAAACGCGTTATCAGCGATAAAAATTACATAGAGCACATGTCCCCGGAATTGCGCAAATTTCATTCAGACGCCTGCGATGGGCGAATTGGGGAAACTGAATACGATAGGTCGTCAGCAGATGTTAGCTTAGCAAAACTAATACTCGCCGACTCCGTTATACGCCATCGCTTAACTGGCTACTCAGGATCAATGTCTACAGCCTGTCTGGGATTTGGTCTGGCAATAACTACATCACTGGCTGCTAACATTGTAGAGTACCACAAGCGCGTATTGCACGCACGATAAGGACAAGTAAATGGCATGGTATGATATTAAATACTCCTGCGGTCACCAGGGGCGAGAGCAGATTTACGGCAAAAGCAGCTCTCGCGAGTGGTTAATAGATAAAAAGTCCGGGGAACTCTGTCCTGAATGCTATAAAGCAGAGTTGGAACGAAAACATGTCGAGGAGAGCAAGCAAGCTGCGCTGGTAAACCAGGAAGAATATGGTTTACCTCCCTTGGAAGGCACGGAGCGGCAGGTGCAATGGGCTGAGGTTGTCCGCCGCAAAATAGTCGATGAGCTGCAAAAGGTGGTCTCCGGCATTGGTGACCAGAATGAAAATAAACCTTATGCTGTCGAGGCGTCTCAGCAAATTATGTCCCAGTCCTCTGCCCATTGGTGGATAGAAAATCGCGACCGGGACATTAGGAGTCTAGTAGTAGAATTTGGTGAACAAATTAAAATCGGGCAAAGGGAGCCAGATAAACAATCTATTGACATTGAAACTACCGTCAGGCCAGAGACCTCGAAAACGGCAACGATAGCTGAGATAACAGTGGTTGAAAAATCAGTCCACGTTAATTTCCCTGAAAAGAGAGATGATTTTTATAACCTAATCAAAGGTCTTGGTTTTAAATGGGCGCATGTTTGGTATAAGAAACCACTCAATCAGATTGATTGCGCCGCTGAAACAGGTCATATTTTACTGGCTAACGGTTTTATAGTACGTATCGCTGATAAGCAGATCCTCGACAAGGCTATCTCTGGCCAGTTTGAGCCGGAGCGCACCCGCCTGATATTTAAACGTATTTCAGGTGAGTACAACGGTTGGTTTGCTATTCAGTGGGGACGCAATGAAGATTATTATGCCGTTGCTAGGAAACTGCCCCGCAGCCGTTATCATAATCGCAGCGTAGTCGTTCCCCCTGAGTATTTCGAGGAGATAATGGACTTTGCTTCGGTTTATGATTTTAAACTATCCCCAGGTGCGGAGGGTTTAGTGCGCGATGAGTGTGAGAAGAAAGAGTTGATGTTGGTGGTTAGGATTGACAGGGAGCCAGTAACTGTAGGCAGAACGGCCACAGTTGGCATCCCTGTGCTGAGTGTCCCTGAAAATGTGGAGATCAATGAAGGACTTCGAGACGACAACTAAATTGATGGATCATCAATCCGATGCTGTAGAGAAGGTGTTGCCTTCCAGAGTCGGTGCGCTGTTTATGGAAATGGGCACCGGCAAGAGTCGCACTATGATCGAACTGGTTCGCCACCGCAGATTTAAAATTGACTGTGTGGTCTGGTTTTGCCCGGTAGCGTTGAAGGAAACCTGCCGCCAAGAGCTTTTAAAGCACACCAGTATTGATATGGCGGACATTAATGTTTTTAGCGACAATACCACTGAAAATAATATACCTATTAGCAGTTGGCATATAGTAGGCATTGAATCTATGAGTGCCAGCAACCGTGTTGTATTGGCCGTTAAGAAGATAATTACCAATAAAACGATGATATGCTTAGATGAGTCAAGTTATATTAAGGGGCATCGCGCCAGGCGCACCGAAAGGATTACTTATCTGAGCCGATCTGCTCGATACCGACTGATAATGACAGGCACTCCATTATCGCAGGGTGTCGTTGACCTATACGCGCAAATAAAATTCCTCTCCTCAAATATCTTGGGTTACAGCTCGTTCTATTCATTCGCAAGCAACCACCTCGAATACTCAGAGAAGTTTCCCGGCATGATCGTGCGCTCTCACAATACAGGGTATCTGGCAGCCAAAATACAGCCATATACCTATCAGGTTACCAAAGCAGAATGTTTAGACCTGCCAGAAAAGACTTTTGAATGCCGTTATTTCTATATGACAAAAGAACAACATTTTTACTATGAGTTAGCCAAAGATGAGATTCTTAGTGAATACGTTGACGATTTTGACAGTATTGCCATATTTCGACTATTCACCGCATTGCAGGAAATCGTCTGCGGTTTTTGGAATCACAAAGGGCAGATGCTCGAAATAGAATCAGATAGGCTGGATACACTAATGGCCGTAATAGATGAAATCCCTCGCAGTGAAAAGATAATTATCTTCACCAAGTTTCAGCATGATGTAGATATAATTAGTGCTGAATTAATCCAAGAGTATGGCGAGGACAATATATCAAGCTTCACTGGCCAACTATCAGAGAAGAAACGTGCCCAAAGCGTAGAGCATTTTCGTAATGGCGCCAGATTTTTCATTGCTACCCAAAGTTGCGGTGGGCATGGTCTGACGCTAAATGAAGCTCATTATGTGATATTTTTTAATAACGCTTTTAAATACTCTGAGAGAGTACAGGCTGAGGACCGCTGTCATCGCATTGGGCAAGAGCGCAAGGTGACTTATATTGACATACATTGCGCCGGCAGCATTGATGACCGTATTGATGCGGCATTGAGTTCGAAGGGTAGTGTTGTCGAGAGTTTCAAAAGAGAAGTAGACAAGGTTAAAGGCGATAAAGTTAAACTAAAAGACTTGTTGAAACAGCTATGATTAGAATTGGATTGAACTCAGAAGAAAAGCAACGTGTAATAGACGGCTATGCTGGCATCGAGCGTATTTACGTGTTTTACCCGGATGAGTTTCCACTGCCTGTTAAAACCGCTCTCAAAATAGAGCATGTTCGATATACCGATATAATCATGTACGAGTATTTTTATAGACTCTTGGAGGAGATCGATAGTAAAACTTTGTTGGTGTTTAACGAGTGCTTGCGGACACAGAACCGCAATGACCTTACGTATAATTGCGCTCACCACTATGCCAACCAAACAATGAATGTTATTGTCTTTGAGCATTTTCCCTTTATTGAGGACGTTAATGATTTTATGATATTGCTGGACCTTCAGTCGCCGGGGAAATACAAAGGTCACTCTTTCGGCTGGAGTATATTGAAAGAGGAAGATATCCAGGCTAAACCACAACATTTTAGCTTTAACACAATAGACCTTAAATTAACTCTGTTTGACCTGGAGAAGTACGAGGCCAAAAAGAAACAGTTATTTGATAATCTGGGCAATGCCGACCCAGATACCATTCCGCGCAACCTTCATGTTTTCGCCGGGAACTTCAAAAAATCCGCTATTGTGCCGAGCCAGCAGTATGTCGCCCGCAATGATCGGTACAAACTGCCGAATGTATGCACATATCGCAATGCTGGCGCAGGTAGTCGTATAATTCTGGATTATCCACACCGGAGATTAGATTTTAACGATTTTCTTAAAGTGGCCGGGTTGGAGGATATCCTGTTTGTTAATTCAGGGTTAAAAGTGGATATGTACTATATCAACGAGTTAAAAGCATGGCTTGAGAGGTTGGAAGAGTTCTATGCTCAAACAAGTCTATATCGATAAAAACGTAATACAGGCGGCTAAGGAGCGTATCTCTTATATCTTTGACGAGTTTGAGAATATCATTGTCTCAGTCAGTGGCGGCAAGGACAGTACAACCCTGGCGCATCTAGCTCTTACCGAGGCCCACCGGCGTCAGCGAAAAATAGGAGTTTTCTTCCTTGACGAAGAGGTTGTTTATGATAGCACAGTCAAACAAGTGGACTATTTGATGAGCCTCTACCCTGAGAATACCACGAGGCTATGGCTTCAGGTTGAGTTTAAGTTGACCAATGCAACAAGCCTCACTGAGGGGCAGTTGATTTGTTGGGAGGCTGGCAAACATAAAATATGGATGAGGCCGAAGCGTTCTGACTCAATACAACATAAACCCTGGGATGCAGCCAAAGAGGCGATCCGAGACAAGAACAAAGGTTTCGGATTTTATGACGTTATCAACAATTTCCAGCATTCACGGCCGAACACGGCCTTCCTGGTTGGATTAAGAGCCACTGAGAGTATGAATCGTTGGCGGGCAGTGGCCAAGAATCCTGGTTACAAAGATGTTTATTGGTGCACACGGATGCCAAATAATTGCGCTTCGTTTTATCCGCTTTACGACTGGAACTTCCATGATATTTGGAAATACATATACGATCAGAAATTGCAGTACTCTAAAATATACGATTATATGTACAAAAAGGGCATGGGGTTACAAGAAATCAGGGTGTCCTCACTTATTCACGAGAAGTCGTTCAAGGCATTAGTGGAGTTGCCAGAGTTTGAGCCGGACACTTATAACCGGTTGTTGAAACGAGTCCAAGGAATACAGATTGGCAACCTATATGGCAAGGACAGCAAGATGTTGCGAGTGCGGAAATTGCCTAAGAACTTCAAGAGCTGGATAGCATATCGCGACTTCTTGCTACAGACCTACCCCGACCCAGAGAAAAAGCCAATCTTTGAACGGCGTTTTGCCCGACATTTGAATAATAACCATGTGGCCAAGCAGGAATGCCGGCAGCTCGTACTTAACGATTATGAAAATAACCTGCCGGTAAAAAGCGAACCGGACCCGAGAGAGGAGATTAAAAAGAAATGGATGGAACTGTTATGACCGTGATTAAAACTATGAAAGGGGATGTTAAACTACCCTGCTTGGAGGTCAAGGTTGTGGATATCGGCAAGGTGCATGCCAATAACTACAATCCGAACAATGTGTCAGACATGAATATGAAGCTCCTGGAAGAGTCCATTATGACCAATGGTTTTTGTTTTCCTGTGGTTACCATTTGGGATGCGGATATTGAGGGGTATATCATTGTCGATGGTTTCCACCGTTATCAGATATTCCATGACATTCTCCGTGCCGAGCAAATACCGATTATTGTTTTAGAGCACAACATTGCCAAGCGCATGGAGGCGACTATCCAGTTCAATAGAGCACGTGGGGTTCACCAGGTAGAGTTGATGGGCGATCTTATAAAGGCGTTGGTAGACCAAGGGGTAGCTGATGGCGAGATTGCGCAGACGCTTGGAATGGAGTTAGAGGAGGTCTTTAGGCTGAAGCAGATTACAGGTATTGCAGAACTGTTTAAAAATCAAATCTATTCCAAATCATGGACGATGATGGAGGTAGACGAAAATGTTTGAATGGAATTACGGTGATGCTTACAAAAGACACCCGATAGGTGACGATGAGATTGCCGTCTTTGATGATGGTAGCATGGTCAAGCCCCATGACATTTTTAACCCTCTACCAGAGTTCATGAGCAGGGCAGATTTGATGTTTGTGGACCCTCCGTGGAACCAGGGGAATATGAGGTCATTTTACACAAAAGCCAATCAAGACAGCTTGCATAATTACGATGAGTTTCGCAAGTGCTTATTCCTTCATATTGCCGAGATAAATCCTCCTGTCTGTTATCTGGAGGTAGGCAAAGATTATATGGCTGAGTTTATCACGCAGATGAAAGTTCTCTACAAATACGTATCGTTTTTTAACAGCACTTATTATCATAGACAGACAAACCTATGCTATGTAGTGAGAGGCAGCCAGAAAAGCCACCGGGTTAAGTTGGATTACATGGATGAGGAGGATATTATTGACTGGATTTGCCAGAACGAAGATTATGATTACGTTGGTGATCTGTGTATGGGGCGTGGTCTGGTGGCGTTAGCGGCTCATCGAAACTGCAAGAGATTTGTGGGGACTGAGCTAAACCCTAAAAGGGTGTCAGTGCTACTTGAAGTTGTATCCAAAGCAGGGTGTCTATATGAAAAGATAGGATTATAAAATGGTTGAATATACTGATGCCGAAGCTGTAATAAAACACGGTCGCCCTGGCATGATGATCTTCGGCCGGGTTAAGCAGGCCATATCCTCGCCCTGGCAGACTGTGTTTTATATCCGCGAGGACTACCAGCATATTAAAGCGATACCCCCAAATCCAATAATTGAGGTACGCATGGGTATAATGTACCAAGACAATGTGTATCTCTTTCCTCTTATTCTAAAACTGGCTGGGGAAATCTACGAGTGTTGGTTCAATTATCACGCATCTGGAGTGGCGGAGGCGCTCGGTTGTTTCTCTAGGCAAGAGCAGAACGTTATTCTGATCTATGGCGATTCATTAAAACAAGAACGCTCTATCGCCTTTAAAAATTCGCAAAAAGAGGCATTCTGCGCTATTACAGACGTGCTGAAAAACAACCCTGTTTGGTCAATGGTGGAGTTTGACCAGGCGCGAAATAAATTATACGCTCTATATAAGAGCCCCCAAGAGCTATGGAATGTATTAAAATGAGTAAATTGTATACCGCTGACGAAGTAGCAGCCAAACTAGGCATATCACACCAGCGAGTGCGCGTGATAGCAAAGAGCCGGGATCTTGGCACTAAGGTAGGGAAACGCTTAACTGTATTTTCTGATGGTGATATAGAAAACATGTGCCAAAGGAAGGTCGGGCGACCTTCTGCTCAGGCAACAGGCGCAATAACAGACATACTTGTCCAATTAGAGCGAGATGGTAAAATTAAAGATGTTAGCGATGTCAAGGTGCTGGTGAGGCCACGCCCGAAAGATAATGTGATATGCCGCATCAAAAATGATGATGGCAAGACATTATATATAGTCGAAAGGTGAGGCTGTGAAAGCAAAATTATATCGCTGCCAGCCGGATGCCGAAGGCAAATATGTGCCTGTAGAATTAATGGCATAGGCGGAGTGTGAGGATAATTGTTTGAATGTCGCCTTCTGCCCACCTATCGAACTGAAGGCTGGAGAGCATTATACTATTGAATATCCATACAAAGGCCAAATTCTAGGCGGTGAATACGTACCGGAAGGAGTAATCTCAAATGAAGGTTAGTCAACTGCGTGAATTATTAGATAACTACCCGGATTCCGCTCAGGTGTTGGTAACATGGGAAGGTATATTCAGGCGCGTAAACAGCAAACATGTATATCGTGCTCCAAATGGAACAGTTGTCATAGATGCTGATGATAACCATTATAAGAATAGAATCTTAAGCGGCGAGCTTGTGCCTAAGGATGGGCGTTGATTTTGCGAACCGTCCGATTTTCTCGGACAGTTCGTTTCTTGCCCCTCCGCTGACCATGTATTGACCCTTTATAAAATCTAGTATATTATTAGAACATAGGTCCTAAAGGAGCGGCCAGTAATTTGGCCGCTCCTTTTTTATTTTCGGAGGCGTTATGGCTACAAAAGCAAAGGTTTTTGCCCTCAGCGCAGACGGACGTTTAATTGACGTAGCCAAAGCCTCACGTCCTGGGTCAAAGCAATTAAAGTCAGACCCATTCTCCACCCTATACGGTAACTTAAGCCTTGTAATCCCTCCATATGATTTCGAGCAACTTCTGGACCTCCGCGAGTTGTGCCCGGTGCATTCGGCTGCCATTGAGCAAAAGGCTAAAGACATATCGGGCTTGGGCTGGAGCCTGGTGCAGAAGGCTGACGTAGAGAAGCCAAACGAAGCTCAGTACGATAAAATAATGGCTTTCCTTGACGATCCCAACCCAGAGGCCACATTAACCGAGCTGCTAGACCTCTTATGTATAGATATTGAGACATTAGGCTGGGGCATGTTTGAAATACCCATGAATGGCGATGGTACACCCAGTCAACTTATTCACATGCCAGCCCACACCATGCGTGTGCATCAGGACGGTAAACGTTATGTTCAGGTCCGGGCCCCCGGCGACTCAGCATCCGAAGAGAGCATAACCATTAGCAAACAAGTCTGGTTTAAGACCTTTGGCCTTACAGACGATAATGGGCAACCGTTATATTTCAACTCCAGTAATGGAGAATCGCTAAAAGCTGAGGCCGAGGATAGTAAGCAGGCAAACCAAATTCTAGTGTTCCGTCAGATGTCCTCCCGCTCCTCGTTTTACGGCATACCGGGCTATGTATCTTCTATGGGAGCTATCTGTGCCCTTCGCGCTGTTCAGGATTTCAACCTGTCATTCTTCGACAACTGGGGCATTCCGGCCAATTTGATAGTTGTATCTGGCGGGTCTCTACCCGATGACCTTGAAGTCGTGTTGAGTAAGACCTTGAAAGAGAGCTATAAACGTAAAGAAACCGGTGCGTTTCAAAGTTTCAAGACTCTTGTTCTTCCATTACCCTATCCTGATGTGAAATGCGAAGTCATGCAACTGTCGTCTCCGACAGAAGCCGGCTTTTCGGAATATACAGAATCATTGCAACTGCAAGTCCTCATCGCCCACAGGGTTCCTCCTTATCGCATAGGCTGGCCGATAACCGGAGGTCTGGGTGGAAATACTGCCCACGAGTCTTTAGGCGTTTACAAGGACGCTGTGGTAGAACGGGGCCAGACTGTATTAGAGCATAGGTTTAATCGTTTCCTGCGTGCGGTGTTTGGCACCAAAGAGAACGACAAATATACATTGGACTGGCTGTTCAAACTCAATGACATTGATTTGTCTGATAGGGAAGCGGATCAAAAATACTGGACTGTCAATGTTTCCTTTGGGTTTGCTACACCAAATGAGGGGCGTGTGGCGTTAGGCATCGGTGATGCTGAAGACAACCCGGACGGTGACAAGTTCCTGGTGTCGAGCAACCTAGTGCCATTAGACCAGGCCGGGCAGGTGGTACCGGCTATTAAATCAGAAGACGAGACGGTGGCCGCAGCTCTGCATGATTTTGAATCAAGGTTAAACAATCGTCTCCAGGCGTTAGATAAAGGTGGGGTATGGCCACTAAAGAAGAGATAAAGAAGGTCGTTCTTTCCGAGTTGTTGTTTCTGACCAAGCGCCTTCGTGTGTTACCGATTCGGAGAGACAAAAGGCGTCAGTCAGAGTTGACCCGCTCTGACCTTGCTGTTTATTTCAGGGTGTTGTCTCAGAGAATCCCCGCCGAACGCCTGGCGTCTGAGGCGCAGTCAAGAATAAGCAAGGATGCCGAGAGTGATGCTGTAGACACTGTTGTCAGAGAGTGGGTAGAGGTTGAAGGCGTTGCCCTTACTAAACACTTTGAGACATTATTATCACGCAGGGCTGTCGGTGCTTTTCAGGCAGCCCAGACCCGGTACGCTGAAATTATGCGTATAGGCTTTAGTTTCAACCTAGACCGTCCCGCGGCTGAGGCTTTCCTGCGCACCAGAGGCGCAGAGCGCGTCAAAGGTATCCTGGGCACGACTCGAAAGCAGATGGCGGACGTGCTGGCGGACGGAATACGAGATGGCAAGAGCACTTGGCAGATCGGCAAAGACTTGCGTGCCAAAGTGTTGGATATGAGCAAGGCCCGGGCTGAGAATATCGCGGTTACAGAAACATCCTTTGCCTATGGCGCTGCACAGGAGAAATTGGCTGAGGCCACCGGAGCACAGGGCAAGCGATGGCTGACGGCCAAAGATGATAAGGTTTGTGAGTATTGCCTAGCCAATCAAGCTGACGGCGTGATTCCAGTGGGCCAGGCGTTCTCTGCAGGGGCTATGTGGGAGCCACAACACGCTGGTGGGTGCAGATGTACCACATTGTTGGAGAATTTACCGCAATAAGGAGTCGCATGGAAGTTCCGGCTGAAGTTAAAGAGTTATTCGCTCAAATGCCTGAGTCTGAACTGGTTAAAATTTCAATTCGGGATGAGGCTGGTATAGATGATGTGACCTTGCTGCGATTCCTGCAGGGGAACAACCCTAGCGCAATGGAATATCGGTCAACTGGAGATCACATGTTACAGATAACCTGCAAATTGAGGTACAAGAAGTGAAAGGTCTCGTGTTCGGCGATTCCCACATCCACGACGACAGCCGTCTGGACGTTATGAACGAACTATACGGCATCATACGTGCTGAGCGGCCTAATGTACTCGTGCTTAACGGAGACATCGGCGATCCATACAAGGCCAAGTGGGAAGATATTATAGCGACAAAAACCTGGCAAGGATTGGCCAGTCTAGTGCAGCAGCGGGCTGCTATCGGGTATAAGGATTACTATATCCATTACAACCACGACTCCAACGCTAAGTCTTCGTATCTCCCCCGGATTACCTTATGCAATCGTTATCAAACAGGGAATATTGTCGTTATGCACGGATATGAGTTTGATGGTTATTGGGACATCGTTCACCCTTTTGCTTTTTGGATGGCTCAGCACCATCCTAAGCTGATGATCCCGGTTTATAATCTCTTGTTCCGGGGTAAAACCCCATCTCGGCTAAAGCATGGGACAACGCAAGAGGACTGGAACTGGAAAGTAGAGACCGTCCACAGCCGTGCGCGGTCCTATGCTAAAAATCATAACGCAAGACTGATAATCGGACACACCCATTGTCCGTGGGTTTTTGACGGATTCATAGCGAATCAAGGCGACATGGAAGATTCGTTCAGCTATGTGACTTTTAACGAGAACGCTATAACGCTTAAAACTCTTAAGGGGGTAGGGCGATGAATAAGCCAGCGTGTCTGAATATGATGGCGAATCCGGTTGAAAAGGAAGCCAAAGACGGTATGCTGAGCATCCCTGTTCCACTGGCTATCGGCAACAAGATTAAGGTGGACGGCGGTGAGTCGGCGGAGCAAATGCACATTACACTGTTTTATTTTGGTGAAGAATTATCCCCAGAGAATAGGCAGAAGATAACGAATGCAGCGAGTGAGTTTGCCAAAACAGCGAAACTATTAGATATTGAGCTTGCCGGTACTGGTGTATTCGAACAACCGGAACAAAAGGTACTGTACGCCAAAGTCATATCATCGGAGCTTGTGAAGCTCAGGGCGGATCTCGCGAAGGTTCTCGACGATAACAAAATAGAGTACAGCAAAGACTATGAGAATTACACACCCCATGTGACCTTGAAATATGTTACTGATGGGATTGTGCCAGACATAAAGGTGAACGAGAGCATTACGGCGGATGGTATAGAGTTCTGTTTTGGGCAGGATAAGAAATCAATTCCCTTTGGAGCTACTAAAGGCATCCCAGACATCCTACGCAACCCAGAGCTTGCCAACCTCGAAGCGGTAGACATCGTCTGTCCTTATTGCAAGCGGATGACGGCGGTGCAGCCCTTAAACGACATGGGCGGGTCGGTGTGGCGTTGTAAGGAATGTGGACGAATGTTTACCCAGAAGGGAGTTTACAAAATGCTTGCCATATTAAAATCAGACGATATTGTATTATCCTGCCCCCTATGCGGAGATGATGTTCAGAAAGATGGCAAAGGTAAGCATGTCTGCAAAGGTTGCAACCAGTGGATATTTAAACCAGTGCAGAAAGCCCTTGCCTCAGTCCAGAAGCCCGAAGAAACGACTAACCAAGTACGTATTCCAGTCCCCGGAGAAGCGGGCAAGCACGTAGACCACAAGATTAGAACTATACAATTGAGCGCTGACCAGGGAGTATCGGCGCTCTATTGTGTTGAAGACAAGGTGATTATCACGTATCTATTTGACAAGGCCAAAGGCTGGTCCCTGGACAAGGCAAAAGAGTGGGTTAGCTCACACGAAAAGTCTGCCAAGAGCGATAGTTATGAATCTGAAACAGAGAAGATTAATGGCAACAAGGAAACCCCAGAAGCGCAAAAACCACACCGGTTTATTGCTGCCAAATGGACTCACCCCAATGGACACCCTCGGTGTCTTCTTTGCGGGCAAGAGGAACGGGTAGGCGGAATGTGTGAAGGTTTAGACAAGGAAAAAAAGTCGGCCAAGAGCGACCATGTATTGGAGAAGGCTAGAGTTTTCGATTACTCTGTTATCAAATCGGAAGCCGAAAAGCGTTTTACTCTTGGTATTGTGTATTCACCAGACGAAGTAGACGCACAGGCTGATTATATGAAGGCGGACGAAGTAGAGAAGGCGGCATGGAACATAATGGAGCGGTTGGCTTTGGGCAAGTTCAAGATCGGACTTGAGCATAATAAGTTTAAGACATCAGACGGGGCGGCGCCCGGTATATTGGTTGAGAGTTACGTTTGGAGAGCGCCTGACATGGAATTAAACGGCGTGAAGGTAACTAAAGGCTCTTGGATAGCTGGGGTCGTCTGGCATCCGGAGGCCTGGGAATTGGTCAAAGCTGGCGAGCTTCACGGCTATTCGTTTGCTGGAATAGCATCCAGGGAGAGTTAATGCCAGTAATAACCTGTGCAGAATATCGTTGTAAATATTGCGACCGCTTGCTGGGTCATCAAAATGATGAGACCTTTGTAGTACGACACAAGGGTCGGGAGTTTTTTGTTTGTGTCCCCGGCCCAAACTGTGAGCAAGGTTGTGTGATAAAGCTCCCTTGCCCCCGGTGCGGAAAGACGAATGTAGTAAAAATGGGTTCTGCTAAAGACTCGAAGGAGGCATGATGGCTAACGGCGAACAGATGAAAATCGTCATTAAAGACGCAACTGAAAAGGTGGCGCTGAAAGGTTGTTGTGGTGATGACGTTACTGACAGAGATGTGACGTTAGCTGGATTCGGGTATCTGGTAGATGAGTTTAAGAAAGCCATCATGGAACTTAAGCCGCAATCTGACCAGTCGCCTGCTAATCCTGTAACATGGGCCAAATGCTTTGGAATCCCCGCTGGTTTAGTTACAGGGGTGGGTATAGCTATAGGCGTTCTGGGAAAGTTTGCAAGCTGGTGGTGAACGATACTAAGGCGCTCTGCGAGGCTCGGATATGGCTAGCACACTGTGTCTTTGACATAGAGGTCAAGTTGGGGCTTCCGCCTTTAGAGATAATTCAAGCGTTGCAGGAAGAGCAAAGCAGATTAATAAATAAAGCAATATTAAGGTTGGCAAAAGAAGAAGGTTAGGTATTGACATAAATATCAATTATGCTATTATGAAAACAGATGTTCTAATAATTTAATAGCGCCCGAAGCGGCCCGAAAGGGTCGCTATTTTTTTATAGTGCACGACGAGCGGCCATAAATGGCCGCTTTTTTTATTGGAGGTTTCCGATGGAAAAAGCCCACGAACTAACAGACCTGGATGCAGCCGAAATATCAGGTGTTAATAATCCAGCCAACGAAAAACGGAGGTGGCTAGTAATGAAAAATGATGCCAAAGAAACACTGGATGAACTGGAGAAGGAATTAAGCACGGATGTAAAAGGGGTGGCTGAGGCGGTTGTGTCCGCTTTATCTCAACTTGAACCGTTCAAGACAGAAGTTCCCGCTGACGTGATGGCCGATGCCAATACCGTGAATGAATGGTGCAAAAGTATCGTCTCTCCCCCGGAAGCTGTAACAGAGTCGGCGAAAAGCGACGGCCGCATTAAGTCTCTGCTACGAGCGTTAGGCAGCATGTTCAAATCAGAAGAAACAAAAGAAATGAAAAAAGAGGAGGCCAAGATGGCAGAAAAAGAAGAGACCAAAGTCGAAACTCCAGATATTGGGAAACAGCTAGAGGGATTCCAGAAATCACTTGATGGTATCTCCAGGAGTGTGGAGGGTTTGAGTGGGGTGGCCAAGACGGTAGAGGAATTGAAAACCACAGTTGGTGATCTGTCAACCAGGCTTGAAAAGGTCGAAAGCGCCAAAGGACTGAAGAAGTCCATTGATGGGCAGGACCCGGCGAAGGAACATGTAGCCAAGAAGATGGGCGAAGGGATGTTTGACGATGTGCTGAGACTTGGCCCGTCTGAGACCGAGTAACTTAATTTTAATCGTATTGGGAGGATAAAAATTGAAAAACACACAGTACCTTGAAAAAGCGACCTTCACTTCTGGAACCGACCTTGCCTCGGGCGGTTTGCTGTCTCCCGAACAGGCTGACGCCTTTCTGAAAATCGCAGTCAAGGCTAGTCCTGTTTCTGCTGAGGCTGTTGTTAGGACCATGAATGCCACCAAATGGGAAGAGGCTACATTGTCCTGGGGTGGCAGAATCCTGCGGCCTGGCGTAGAGGGCGACCGTCTGGCTGTAGGCGACAGGGTAAAACCTACTGCTGGCAAGGTGGAACTCTCCACGGTGCTGATAAAGGGTGAAGTCCCTGTTACTGACGAGGTGATGGAAGACAACGTGGAGAAGGCTGGATTTGCCGACAGCATCGCTACCTACATCGCTGAGCGATCCGGTGAAGACCTGGAAGACCTGTTTGTAAGAGGCGACACCGACGACTCTTATGTGGGGCACGGCGAGCTTGCTGGCGAATACCTGCGTTTGCTCAATGGTATCATCAAACTTGGCAAAGCTACCAATGAGTATGATGCCGTTGGCGATGGGACTGACTACCCGACAGTTTTCGATGGACTGATTAACCTCATCGGCGACGAATACCGTCGAGACATGACCTCATTCCGGCTCTATGTGTCCCCGACTGTGAAGGAAATCTATCACAGCCAGATAGGCAATAGAGGCACAGTGCTGGGCGATTCTACCTTGATTGGGGCAAATGTTCCCCCATACAAGGGTATCAAGATTGTCCAAGTGCCCCGTATGCCTTCCGGGTTCATCCAGTTGATCCAGCCCTCCAATATCTATATCGGTTTCAACCGGAAGATAAAGCTGGAGAGGTTCCGTGATCCGAGGGAAGGCGTAACCAGTTTCATTGTCACTGTTCGCGGCGATGTGAAGATACCGGTTGCGGCTGCTTGTGCTGTAGCTAAGAACGTAGCCACTTCTTAAGGGAGGCTTTATGCGGTTTGAAGTATTGATAGGAGCTTGGGGATATAAGGGAAAAGTGTATCGGCATGGTATTCATACCGTAGCCGATAGCGACCCTGTATTGGGTATCATCCCTGACTCTCCAGGCTCCGTGAGAATCATAGAGGATGCCCTGGAGGAAGTTAATAGCGACCCTGTTGATGGCGGTCCTGTAACTTCCATAACTGAGATTGAAGATTCTGGAGCTTTTACGACAAGTGACCTTAAAAAGGGTGGTTTGAGAAAAAAACGCTAGCGCCTAGCGCTTCAATGTAGAGGCAATTAAATAACTGGGCCATAGAGCGCAAGGTTCCAGGGTAAAAGGAGATTAATTTGAAAACCTATAAGCCAAATCTAGGCAAAGGCGGAGCTTATCTTAAGAACATGGCTAAGTACCTGGATGAGTTGTGGGCGGCTGTTGGAGCTCCTACAGGTAATGTTTACTATGTTTCGTCTGTGACAGGTAGCGTCCTGTATAGTGGCAAAGGGCCGGAAATTACCAGTGGTCAGGGTCCCAAAGCCACATTGCAACAGGCTATCGATTTATGCACTGCCAGCCATGATGACGTAATTATCGTTCTTCCTGGGCACACCGAGACATGGACAACCACCGGGGCTAAGATACTATTTAACAAGGCCGGAGTGAAGATTTACTGTCTGGGCACTGGAGCGGACCGTGCTCCCTTCAGCTTTGGTCATACCGGCACTACGTTGACCTTCTCCGCAGCCTCGGTTGGATTCTACAACTTCCTGTTCGTAACAGCGGTTGATCTTGTGACCACTTATGCCACTGTGTCCGGGGCTGATGTAGAGCTTGTTGGTGAAGTACGTGACACCACAGACAAGGAAGTCGTTGACGGATTTATTTTAACTGGTGCACGTTTTAAGGCTGACATCATACAGCGTGGTTACACTGGAGGCGACGCCAATGACAGATTATTCAAACTGAATGGCGTGGATGGTGCTGAGATTAACGTGGTAGCTCTGGGCAAGGCTCAGACGGCCGTTGTCAACTTTGTTACCGCTCCCAGCACTAACGTGCTGATAAAAGGTATTTTTCTGGTCACTGGCACGACCAACCTATCCAAAAATGTGGTAGACACTATTGGTGGTAGCACTTGGAAGTGCGAAGGCTTTGACATTGGGGCTGGCGCAGGGTTTAGTGGCGGGTCCGGGGCGGCTCTTGCTGTTGATGATGTGAGTGCGGTAGCCGCTCTTGTTACGGCGATTAAGGCGGTAACTGACGTTCTGCCTGACGCTGGCGCATTGACCACGCTCGCTGGCGAAATAACCGACATTAAGGCCGTAACTGACGTTCTGCCTGACGCTGGCGCATTGACCACGCTGGCTGGCGAAATAACCGACATTAAGGCTGTAACAGACGTAATTCCTGACGCTGGCGCATTGACCACGCTGGCTGGCGAA